AGCTACAGCCGGGCGGCCGCACGAAGACGTGGGTCAAGGACGATTACGCCGAATCGCTCATGTGGGCGTGCCTCGCGGCACGCGGGGCGAGGCCCCACGGCCGGGCGAGCGTGATCGCCAAGCCGGCGGGCCTGTGACATTGGAGGTGTCGATGCCGCCTGAAATCAGCAACGTCAATCCGCAGGGCCTGCCGCCCCTTGCCGTCGCCGGCCAGCCGTGGCAGACGCCGGCCGACTGCCGGCGCATCGCCGCGACCGCCGCGAACCGCCGGCTCTTCGAAGGCCGGCACCGCGAGCACTTCTACGAGCGCAACAACACACAGCACGTGTTCAAGGCCGTCGGGCCGAACGCGAGCAAGGTCTTGTATCTCGCCGACAACCTTGCCGGGCAGGCCACGCTCAAGCACGGCGACCTGCTCTTCGGCGAGGAGCTTGCTATCGCACCGGCCGACGGCGCGGCCGATTCGCCCGCGATGGCTTCGGCGATCAACCGCTTTGCCGTCGCAAGCAAACTTCATCCGATGCTCTACGAGGCGGCGGTCACTGCCGGATGGGCCGGCCGGGCCTGGTGGCAGTTCGTCGTACAGGGCGGGCAGGTCCGCGCCCAGAACGTCCCGCCCGAACATGTATTCCCCCGTTACGCCGCCGGCGCCTCCGACCTGGTCGGCGCGACGATCAAGTATCCGATCACGCTGGCCGACAGATCGAAGCGTCAGAAATGCCTGCGGATCATCGATCACGCGCTGGGGCAGGTGCGCAATGAGTTGTGGGAGCTCGACGCCGGCGGCCGGGTAGTTCGGCAGGCGTCGCTCGACCTGCTGGGCGGGGACATCTCGCCGGTCCAGCCGACGGGTATCGACCGGCTGACGATCGTTTGCGTCGAAAACTTCACGACGGGCGGGCGTGGCGCGAGCGACTACGACGGGGCCGAATCGCTCATCGATGAGATCAATAACCGCCTGACGCAGATATCTCGCATCCTCGACCAGCACGGCGACCCGGTCGTTCAGGCGCTCGAATCGCTGTTTGACGAAAACGGCGAGCTGAAGATTTCCGGACGGGCAATCAGGGTTGACAGCCTGAAGGACGGCGACGCGGTCAGGTACGTCACATGGAACGCGCAGCTTGAGCACGCGGCCGTCGAACTGGACCGTGCGATGCGGGCGTTCCTGCGACACATGGAGGTCGCTCCGTCGCTGGTGGGCCTGGGCGACTCGGCCTCGTCGGCGGACAGTTGGAAGAAGTTCAAGCTCCAGATTTCGACCACGCTGGCCCGCGTCAACCGCAAGCAGCTATTCATGGCCCCGGCGATCCACGAGCTGTTCGCCGTGGCGTTCGGGTTGGAGAACCGCTTCGCACTCGGCATCCGCTACGCGCCCGGGCCGGTCAGCCTGACCTGGTCGGACGGCCTGCCCGTCGATGACCAGGACTTGCAGACGATCGTGACCGGCTATTACCGCGAGGGGCTGATGAGCCGCCGCATGGCCCTGACGTGGATGCACGGCGACCCGCGAATCGTCGCCGAGGAAATCGAGCAACTCGACGCCGAGGCCGAGGCCCGCCTGCCTGCCGGCTTCGGCGGCGGCGCGATGGACCTGCCCGACGAGGACGGCGGGGCGGCGGACGCCCCCCCCCCAATGATCCGGGAATTGACCGGCGTGCAAATCGCGTCGGCTACCGGGATCGTCGCCAAGGTGGCCGCCGGGGAAGTGCCACGCGAGTCGGGCGTCGCGATGCTCGTCAACCTGTTGGGCATGACCCGCCAGCAGGCCGAGGACATGATTGGCGACGCGGGCACCAGAACCCCCGTGACGGCCAATCCGGGGGTCACGGCGTAGAACGCCGCATTTGGCTCAGGACGTAAGCAGGCCCCCAAGAGCCGGCACATGACCGCGAAAACGCGCCAGAACTTGCGCTACGGCGTTGCGCGGCCTACTGGGCGGCCGAGGTAGACGCGAAAATGACACCCGAACCCAGCGCCGCAAGTTTGGCCGTCCTGGCCGGCATCTACCGCCGGGGGGCCGATGACCTCGCGGCCCTGCTCAAGGGGAGCGATTTCCAGCGGGGCAAGGCGACGATCCTCCTGCGTCAGGTGGACGCGATCAGCCAACGCGTTGCCGGCGAGTCGGACCGCTGGGTCTCGGCCGAAACCCAGTCGCTTTACGAGCAGTCGGCCCAGGCGGTCGATCGAGAAATCGCCCCGGCCGCCGCCGAGATCGGCCCGGCGGGATCGGCGCGGGCCAGGGCCGACTTCATGAAGATCAACGAGGGGGCCGTCGAACAGTTCGCCCGGCAGATATCCCGCGACCTTGCGGCGGCCAATCGCGACCTGGCCGACCAGGGCCGGCGGATCATCCGGCGAACGTCGCAGATGGTCATCTCCGACGCGGAGCTCTCTAAGACGATCGCCCAGGGCCTGGTCTCCGGCGGCAACAAGAACAAGATCGGCCAGGCGCTGCGCGAACGGCTCGCGGCCGGCGGGCGGGAGCTGCTCGAATCGGGCAAGATGAGCGAGACCGACCTCGCCGCGATCGTGGACTTCGACGCCGGTGTCATCCAGGCCGGCAAGCGGCGCATGCCCCTCAACCACTACTGCCGCATGGTGGCGAGCTTCCAACTCCGGCAGGCGACCGTTGCGGCCACCCGCGAGCGGCTCGCGGACGCCGGGCAGGCCGTGGGCGACCCCGACCGCTACGACCTGGTCATCATCCGGGGGCCGATCAGCGGCGACTTCTGCGACTTCTACGTCAACAAGGTGTTCAGCGTGTCCGGCCGATCCTCCGAGTTCCCTCCGCTGGACGCGATCCCGAATGCCGGGCCGCCGTTCCACCCGAACTGCACGCACACGATCTCTCCGTTCGTCCGCGTTTTCGCGACGGGCCGCGACATCAAGCGTGGGCGGATCAATGACCAGTTTCTCAATATCGACGGCCGCGCGGCGCAGAAGAAATTCACCGGCCCCGAGCAGGGCTACGCGGCCCGCCGGAAGCGGACGCCCGCGAACCGGCGCAGCAGCCGGCCCGAGTAGGCCGGCAATGCCGAATTACGTACGTGATGGCGCAGACAACCAACGCACGAAGCGAAAGGAGCAATCTAATGCCGTTGGACGAACAAACCAAAACAGGAGTCCAGGCGATCATCGACGACGCCATGGCCGGGGCGGGCGAGCAGCTCGCCTCACAGGCCCGCGCGGCCGCCGAAGAAGCGCTGGGCAGGATCGGCCCGGAGCTGAAGGGCCTGGCTGACCAGGTATCCGAGTTGGCCAAGCGGCCGGCCGGCGGGGCTGATGCCGAGGCGGTCAACCAGGCGGTAGCCGCCGCGATGGCCGCGCGGGACAAGGCCGGCGAGCAGGCCAACGCCGACAAGGCGGCCAAACAGGCCGTCTCTGACGCCCGACAGACGTTCGTCTCCGCCAAGGGCGACAAACTGCCCGAGGCGTACAAGGCGATGATCCCCGAGTCGGCCGATGAGGCCGAACTTCAGGCGGGGCTCGACAAGGCCATCGCCCAACTCCAGGCCGACGCCAAGGCCCACGGTTGGCGGGTCGATGGCTTCGGCTCGCCGGCCTCAGAGAAGCCGGCCGCCAAGCCGGACGTGGACAGCATGAGCCCTACGCAGAAGATCAAGGCCGGCATCGAGGCCGGCAAGAACGCCTGACGATCATCGCGGATCGCCGCGCCGGGTGCGTTGCCCGGCGCGGCGGGAAGCGACTTATGGCGCATAGCAGAAAGGGCCAGTAATGGCAGAGACACTATTGCAGTATGCCGCGATGACCGGCGACCTGACCCGTCGCGGCGTCGTCGAGGTTTTTGCACGCGAGACGCCGCTGATGGACGCGCTGCGGTTCATGGACATGGGCGTCCAGGAATCGTACGCGTACAGCCGCGAGGCGAGCCTCGGCGGCATCGGCTTCCGCTCGCTCAATGGCGATTACGCGGCGGCCGCCAAGACGGTCGGCGTCGTCAACCCCATCAAGGAGTTCCTCGCGATCATGGGCGGAACCGTGCCCATCGACCGCCAGCGGTGGGCTAACCCGACCTATCGCGCGAACAAGATCGCGATGAAGGCCAAGGCCGCCGCCAAGGCGTTCGTGAAGTATTTCATCGAGGGCTCCACGAAGGCCAGCGCCAATCAGTTCGACGGGCTGTACCGCCGACTGACCGGCGCGAATGTGCAGTGGGCCGGCGACGACGGCGCGGCGCTAGACCTGGACGTGCTGGACGGCGTCATCGACTTCGTGCCCGGCGAAGGCGCGCAGAAGCGGCTGCTGATGGGCGCGCAGATGCGGCGGCTCATCGGCGCGTACATCCGCGCCGAGGGCGCGACGATGATGAGCCTGGCCGAGTGGGAGGGCGGCCGCCTGCTCAAGAGCTACAACGGAGTTCCGATCCTCATCGCCGGCGAGGATGAGACCGGCGCGGAGATCATGGACTTCGACGAGACTCGCGGCAATTCGGACGTGACCGGCTCGATCCTCTGCTTCCGGCCTGGTGAAAACGACGAGGAGTACCTCGTCGGCCTGGCCAAGAACGCCACGCAGGGCGTCTTCGAGGTCGAGGAGCAGGGCGTCCAGGGGACAACCGGCACCGCCCTGGTCGAAGGGATGGTGGGCCTGGCACTCCACCACCCCAAGTGCGCCCAGCGGTACGGCGGCATCCTGGAGACGCTGCCGGCATAATCACCGGTGTGATTCCGCCTCGTGGCACAGGTTTTCAACCTGTGCCTGCACAGCTTGAAAAGCTGTGCCACTGAAAGAGCACCCGCGTAGCGCGTGATTCCGGCAGGCGGGCGGTCGTTTCGGCGGCCGCCCGCCGCCCCGGAGGCGCGACGCACAACCGAAAGGACTTTTGGCTATGAAGGGACAAGTGCCTATTCCGCAGGACGCAAACCTGCAACTGTTCGACGCGGCCAACAAGGCCGTCGCCGGCGACCTGGTCAGCGACGTGGTGGACCTCGGCGTCGGCTTCGCGACGGACACCCCGTTGCCGGTCAGCGTGATTCTCGATGTCACGACGCTCACCACCGCCGTGGAAGACGAGACGTACACCGTCGCCCTGGCCGAGTCCAGCGACGGCGAGACGTACACAGCCACGGGCCTGAGCTTCGCCTTGGCCGCCGCCGACCTGCTGGACGTCGTCCACAAGATCACCGGCGTGACCAAGCGGTATCTCAAGGCCACGGTCACCGTCGTCGGCGCGGCCCCGGAGATCGTGCTGGACGGCTGGATCAACCGGGCGTAGCGATCCCCACGCATCCGGAACGGCCGGCTCGCCCCGCGTGGGGCGGGTCGGCCGTTCTGCCGCGAGGTGACCGCGCGAAGTGCCGAATGACCATATAGCCGAGATCGTCATGGCCATGGCAGACTGTTACAAGACCGCGAGGGCGAGATGCTACCGATAACCAGGCCGACGGTGCCGCGAGTCGGCGGCTCGTACATATTGGTCGGGCCGGGCCGGTCGGCCACGGTCAATGGAGAGCGTCTCGAGGCCGCCGTGGCCGCGTTGGCGTCGATGACGCCCAACGGGGCGGCGATCTCGGCCACCAACCCCGCCCAGGTCGCCCTGCTACCCGGCGAATACCACGTCACCAAGAGTGGCAGCGATCCCGGCATCACACTGGACACAAACTACACCGGGATCGTCGGCCTGGGGCCGCCGGGATCGGTGCGGATTACGTCTGCCCGCCCCGGATTGAATGAGGAAACCGGGGCGATCATCAAGCAGACTGCCCACACGGTCTATCTTGAAAGCTTCACAATCCATGCCTACGCGACGCAGGACGGTCTGTCCTATTTCAAGTCAGGCTGCCTTGAAATTGGCAATGAGACGATAGTTGATGGCCTGACGGGCTGCACTACCGTAGGCAGCTTGTTGACGAAGTTCACCGGCACGCCCTTTGCCGATGTCCAGGTGGGTGATATCGTCGAGGTCTCAAACGGGGCCGGGCTCACGCGCCGGCAATGCTACCGGGTCGCGGGCGTCGGCGGCAACCAGGTGCTATGGCTCGTCCGCAGCCCTGGCGACTCTTCCGGTGATGTCACCGTCACCGTCCGACGCGCCAACGCCGGCTCGGTCTACCGCGACCTGCTGGCGACGCATGACGCCTTCAGCGTTGGGACCTATTCCAGCATATTCAGCCTCGGCTCCATTGCGGGGACGTGGTTGGATTGCCGGACCGGATGGGGCGGCTGGCGCGTCGCGACCTACCAGAGCCTCCTAGCCTATATGGAGCGATGCTACGGTGACCAGGGTTCGTATGGGGGTGACGGAGGGGTGCACAGCCTCAGTGCCGACCCGACCCTCTATTGCGTCATCGACGGGACATTCATCGACTGCCTCGGAGAGGATTACTGCTGGGGCGGGTGTGGTTCTTTCGGGGGTCATATCGGCTCGCTCGCATATTTCCTGCGATGCCGGGCGAAAGATAACTCATTTGCCATCGGGCGGAGATGCGAGGGGACGTTCATCGACACCGGCGGCGGTGCCAACTGCTTCGGCGGCACCGCAGACAACCCTGGCTCGCCCGCCCAGTACGGTCAGTTCGTTGGAACCCATGTCAACGGTTGGGCGACCGGCCGAAGCTGGGGCTCCGGTCATGCGATCGCAGTCAACAGCGGCACGATGCGGAACTGCCGGCTGACCGCCATGCCGGACGCCATGTACATGACGGGAGCCAAGATTGAGCAGTGCCGCCTGGCGGTGACGGGCTCGAACAAACACTGCGTGGTACTCAACGATAACAACTCTGTCCTCCTGTTTGACACGCTGGTCGCGAACGGGAGCGGGGCGTCGATCTACTCGGCGACGGCCAAAACCGTGATGGCCCATGGTTGTGCAATGAATACTATGCCTGGGGATGACGTGACTTTGGCATCGGGGTATACACCGACCAACGCGAACACGATCAGTTCGGCGATCTCATAGCATGCGGAGACTGAACGATGGCCAATGAAATCCAATACCGCCACGACTCGACGGGCTCAACGCTGTACTTCACCGCCCGCAACGAGGCCGGGCTGTACTACAATGGCGCGACTTTCGAGGCGTGCGCGGCCGGCAACTGGGTCGACTACGGCATCGCGATGGCCGAGCAGGATGCGAGCTACCTGTACTTTGGCGCATTTCCCGCCATCGCGGCAGGCAACTACGCGGTGGACATCTTCGGGCGGGTCGGGGCCTCGCCGTCCATCACGGACGAGCATGTCGGCTCAGGTGAGATGTACTGGGACGGGGCGGCAGAGGTGAGCGGGGCGAGCGCGGCGGCATCTGCCGACGGCAAGCTCACGACCGGGCGGCTAGCCAAGCTCGACGCCATACCGACCGATCCGACGATCGCCGAGCGGTTCGGCAGCGTCGATGGCTACGTCAGCCGCATTCCCCTATCACCTGCCGCCGAGGCCACGGCGGCGGCGGCATCCATGGCGGCCCAAAACGCCTACACGGCCGCCCAGGCCGCCACGTCGGCCGCGACGACGGCGGCAGGCCAGGCGACGGCGGCCAACACCAAGCTCCCGGCCGACACGGCGGCGCGGCTGGCCAACCTCGACGCGGCAGTCAGCACGCGGGCCGCGCCCGCCGACATCCCCGCCGCGCCGGACGTGCCGACCGTCGAGGATATCGGCGCGGCGCTCGCGGCGGCGCATGGGGCCGGCTCGTGGACTGGCCAGTCAAGCCAGGGCGACGGCGATGTCCTGGTCGATCACAACTACGGCGGCGAGGACGAGCTGCGAATCACCGCCGGCGGCGTCGGCGTGGACGGCGCGACGATCCGGGCGTATCTCACTGTCGAGTATGACAGCGGCACGTACACCGTGCGCGGCACGGCGACCACCGGCAGCGATGGCCGATGGGTCGAGCCGATGATGCTCGACGCCGGGGATTACACGCTCGTCATTTCCAAGCCCGGCCGATACGCGGCCAGCACCGTGGAGGTCACCGTAGCATGACGATCGAGCTCGACCCCGTCTCCTCGTCCGGCGACGCGTACATCAGCCTCGACCAGGCCGACGAGTACACCCTCCGCGTCGCCGATATCACCGCCTGGACAGCCGCCGACGACGACGCCAAGAGCCGCGCGTTGGTTCAGGCGTCCGACGAAATCGACACGCTGCTGTTCGCCGGCCGCCCGTATGACGCCGACCAGGCCCGCCAGTTCCCCCGCTTCGTCGCCGATGGCGCGTCGGAATGGCCGGCAGGCAAGCTCGCCGAGTCCGGCGTGGTGTGGGACCTCGACGATGACGGCGTCGCCATTGTCCCCGAGGCCGTCAAGCGGGCGACGTTTGCCCAGGCGCTCACGATCCTTCGCGACCCGCAACGCGCGGCCCGCATGCGAGACCAGCACGATAACGTGGTCAGCCAATCGGCCGGCGGGGCCTCGGAAAGTTACTCCGGCGGCAGGCCCCGCCTGGTCTGCCTGAACGCCATAGACTTGTTGCGGCCCTACCTGCTCAAGAGCGGGCGGATCGTTTAGCGAGTTTTTAGCGTTTCTTTGTGAAAGAAGCCATGCGAACCAACGCAACCATCACGGCGTGGAGCAAGCGCACGGGCAATAACGCCTACGGCGAGCCGAGCTTCACCGCCCAAACGCTCACGCGCCCGCCGGCCGTGCTCACCGAGCCACGGCTCAAAAAGGTCAAGCTCGGCGACCGTGAGTTGGTCAGCACCTTGCGTGCGCACGTACCGCTTAATCCCGGCATCGCGGCCGGCGACAAGGTCACCATCGACTCCGACGAGTACACTGTCGCCGAGGTCCTGACCACCACGCACGCCACGCTCGGGCACGATACGCTGCTGCTGGTCTAGGCTACAGGCCTCAGGCTTCAGACCTCAGGGTCCGCATCTGATGGCGGCAGCCGCCCCCAAACGCCCTCCCTGTATTCTGTATTC